TGCTGCTTCAGCTTTTCTTCCTTGGCCCGTTGATAGAACACCTGACGCCAGTTTCTTCCACGATTGCCAAGCTCGGTCTGATACGTTGACTGCAGCCCGTCGATCGACGCTTGGCTCGCAGCTTGCTCGTTTTGCGGGTCGACCCATTCCCACTCTTGGGTTTGCCACTCAACAGGTGCCGCACTACGCCGGTCGTCGAGCAGTTCCGCCATCGATGGAAACTCTGGACGCCCAGCAAGTGCAGCGGCTTCGCAAAACCGGTACCACACCGACAGGCATAGATGGCGAATCATGTATTGCTGCCAGCACCGAAAACGCCGCCTATCTTCTAGCTGGCTGGTTCGGCTACTGCTGTAGTTGGTCTTGCTGTAATCGCGTGCAACTGTTTCGTAAGACAGTCCGGTGCCAACAGCAATCCCTCGAAGCATCAATGAAATCCAAGGCTCGCTTCCGCTGTTTGGTCTGCCAGGATTGATCGACTCAACCGACTCGCCTGGACGCAAGCGAACCACCATCGCTGGTTCCAGATAGTCGAACGTGTTTCCGTTGTCGTCTGTCGTGTCTGCGTTTCTATCTGGCGAAAGTGTGTCGAACGTGCCTTCTGTCTTGATGGCTACGCCAAAGCAGGATGCGACCGCAGACGCCTGAATTTCATTGTCGACGTAAACACCAAGATCCCGCAGCCAGCTCATCACAGGTGCAAACCAGGAAACGCCGCGACTCTGGCCAATCCGGTCCCTGCGGTAAAGATGAAGGATGTGTTTGGCGTCAATACGTTCTGGGGTGCGGTTCCAGTGGTAGGGCGCGTTTGGATGGTCTTTGTAAATCCAGTACGCAACCGGCTTGCCAAGTTCATCCAGTTCAACGCCACGAACGATCCGCTTTCCGCCATCCCTGGCAATGGCGTAGGTGTCTTTGTCTGTGGCAAGACGATCGGCCTCGACAAGCTCCAAAGCGAACGGAACCGGACGAGAAATGCCTTTGTATTCACGGCTTGGCGTCGTGACCATGTGAATCAGCACTTCGCCAGCTTCGACGATTTCTCGCTGTGCCATCTGCTGCATTTCAACAAACGAATACTGCCCGTTGATGTCGCAGACTTCGCACCAGTCGCTCCACACGTCATCTCGCATCCAATTGACATCTTCGATGTCTTCGCCAGATGGTGTCTCGACCATTGACTGTGCGTGGATTCCGCAGCCAACGACGCTTGAAACGATGGTGTCCACAACACCCCACGCATAAGCGTTATCCCGCACCAGCTTGCGTGCCCATGCCCTCAACGCATCAGCGCCAAACGGACCCATCAACTCCGTGTCGGCAGCTTGGTTCCTTGGCTTGCTATGGTTTGTCAAGCGGTTTGATTCGGCACCAGCGTAAGCACGCATTACGCGGCGATTGTGCATTCGCTGCACCGCTTTCGCGGGATTAAACACCCCGACGAGTTGATCTAGCATCCTGCCAATCATCGACTCGTCCTCTGCAGTTTGGCGAGCCGGACAGCACCACCGCTTTCTCGTGCAACTTCTGTTTGCAGAATCCGACGCTGCTCAAAAAGGTCTTTAAGGTCTAGCTTCGTAACGGACCGATTGCCGATGGTGTAGCTTTCGTGCCCACCAGTCAGCAGAGCTTCAATCGCCGTGTCGATTTGTGCCAGAAGGCTTGCTGCAGTTGCCATGTCACCATAATGGCGACAAAAAAGACCATTCCAACGGAATGCGTGCTACGGCATAGCAACCTGCTTGAATGTATTTCCGCAGTAGTCGCACTTGCAATATCGCACGATGGATTCGTTATTGCGATGGACTGAGTAGACCCTTGTGTAGTTTTCTCCATCTGGTCGCAGCGATGTGCACACCGAGCAAGGGTCGGGTACAAACGAGGTTGCACGCGGCTTGGGTTCCCGCTTCGGTGGCGGTGCGGATGTTGGCCGATCCTGGACCGGTTGTTTGTCGTGCGTTGGTTCCGGCTTTTTGACGCCTGCTGTCGGTCGTTTTCGCTTCCGTGTCATTGTTGCTGTCATCGTCGGAGTCCGTTGACCCATCCTCCCGGCCTAGTCCTGAATCTGCCGTGCGGCTGACGCTTCCGCACCGGTTTGCTTTTTTGCTCAATTTGTCGCGGCTCAACCTTCGGCCCGTCGGGGTGGCTGTGTGTCTCTTGCAACAAGCCGATCCCCATTGCCTCCGTGCAAGCCGCCGCCATATATGTAGCATCAAGCCAGTGGTTGTTGTCGTTGTGGACGTGCCAGTATGTCTTAGTGCCCTTGCCTTCCTTGAACTCAGTAACAAGTTCTTCCGCAACAATGTGTTGACTGTAGCTGGTGTGTTTCTGGTTGCCCTCTGGCGAGTAAACCGAAAGAGCACCTCGGCGAAGCATGTTTTCGTCATCGAACGTCGGCGTCAAAAACCTTTCGTGGACCCATTGCTTCCAATAGTTCGTGTCGAGTTCGTAAAGCCATACTTTCTGCGATGGAAGCCTCTGTGCGTGCATATTGCTTCCCGCTCGCACGTCCTTACTGGATTTCTTTCGTGGCCGGTAGGGAGCTATCCCTTTTGATGGATGAAACACTCCACCAACCTGCCTGACAAACTCATACGCAGCGTTCGTGAATGTTCCACTATCGACCAAAACCATATCGATCGAACGCTCAACGCCGGTCCCGTCAACGTACTTTTTGCTCAATAGCTGGTCACGCCAATCGAGCAGGGTGCGGTAAATATGTGGCTCGCTTGCCTCGTTGTCGATGTCCGTTGACGTTCCACTGACTTCGGCAATCCCATAGTCAACAATTGCACCGCCGGCACCTTTCCACCAAGCAGAAACAACCCAGTGGCAGCGATACTTCCCAAGGTCGATGGCTGCTGTCACTGTCATCGTGCTTGCGGGAAGCTGACCCTTTGCCAGACCAGAGATGCGACTGCGAACGACCTCAGCCGTTAATCCCATTCCTTGCGGACCAACGGACTCAGGTGGGTCATTGTCGATTTCCGTCGCAACTGCATCTTTCCCCCAGTCTGCAACTCGGTTGTAGTAAGCCTGTATGGCAGACAGTTCTAGCGGTTCTCCATCTTCGTGGGTCTTCTTGCTGTAGCTTTGCGGATTACTAACAACACAATCGCTCTCGATGGCTTGCTGGTTTTCCTTCCAGAACCGAAATGCCTCCCGAGCATCCGGGTCATCGGCTGTCTTTTCGACCCGCATCTGAATGTACTGCTCCACCAAGTCCATTCGACTCGGCGGCTTGACCATCTTCCTGTATCGCTTCCCTTTCCAGCTTGGCTTCTGCTTTGGGTCCGTGTATTGGTAGGCAATGCACTTGCGATTCTGAATGGTGCACAACATCACGCGAGCAACACGCTCAGCCCCCGAACCAAGCCCAGCGACATCCTTTTCCAGCACCTCCTCGTTTTTCTCAATTAGCGTGTCGGACGCTGCCGCCTCTCGGTCCTCGATGTCATCGATAATCGCAAGCGTGGGACGCATTCCGCGGAACTTCGTCCCACGAATCGGCCCATCAATCCCGAGGCTGTAAATCACCTGTCCATTGCTGATCGGCTCAATATCTTGTGGCCAGCCAAGCGGAAGCTGCGATCGCTTGATTGTTGGGAACGCTAAGTGATCGACAGCCAAGACTGCGTTGGTGTGGTGGCCATCGACGGTTTGCATCCTTGCACGTGACGACCACGCGCCGATCGCTTGATAGGGAACACCAACCTCGGGGAAGTCTTGAATAAATAGCTCCGACTGCTGTAGCTTCTCCTTAAGTGCTTTCAGTTCGAGCTGCGATTTTGTTTGGCTCTTTCCGATTACAACAGGAAACGACGAAAGACCTGAAATCATTAGGAAGAGGGCCCCGTTGATGGCAAGCGAAGTTTTCCCTTCGCCTCGCGGGCCAGCGATTGCCTGGTCGCCTCCAAACCTTGCTGCATGAATGATTGATGCAAGCATCGCTCGGCGGTCGTCTGTAAACCCTTCGTAAAACTCGTTGGGGAAGTAGGTGCAGAGAAACAGCTCGGGGTCTTTCATGCAGCGTCGACGGCGATCCGGGTTAGCTGGCAGCGGTATTTCGATGTCTCGCTCACTCGCCCGCTTTTTCGCCATCCGCTCCCGCTGCCGAGTCCGCTCGTCTTTTGGCTTGTCCGTCAACAGTGATGCCGTTGTCGGATGCGAGCCTAGCAAGTTCCGCAGCTGGGATTCGCTGAGCGAGTTCAAGAAGTCGTATTCGTTCGTCTGCATTACCACCATCAAGTTCCCTGGCTTGAATTGCCTCCCGCTTTACATTGACCTCATCAAGTTTTCGCAGCAGGTCGATTGCCGATTCCATCAGTTTCGGGTCTTTGGTTTGGACCATCTCAACCAACGAATCAATGATCAGCTTTCGCTGCTCAGCGGGAATGTCCCACCCGTTGTTGACCCCCCGCATAACCAACCTGACATCTGATCTCGTCTGTACTCGCACACCGTCCCCCTGACCCCC